AGATAATGGTCACATATTCGAGGCCCGTGGACCTCACATTGTTAGTGGTGGAACGAATTAAATACTGATATACTATTTTCGAGGGCGAAGTTTTTATTCTTTTTCAATCGCCCTCACCTATAATTAGTTGTACACCTGCATCATTTGGGGTATACAATTAGGGCTGTTAATGGACGATCCGTTATGGAGGCTATAAACAGTTATGAAAAGCAAGAATATTATCACGAGTGCTCAAAATAGTATGATTGACTTTTTGTTGGAGGGGTTGACACCTAATGATTTTTCCTCCAGGTGTTCCCTCCTATTGAGTGAATTTAAGTTTACAGATCAAGAAGCTGCAGCAAAACACATTAACAGAAAGATGAAGGAACGGCATGGTAACAACGTTATTACATTTACCGGAAAGCCCAGTCAAAAGCACGCATAAGTGTCCAGACTGTGGATCTATACATGTGAGGTTTGCAAATGAAGATTTCGACAGAACATACAAAGAAAGTGAATGGGATTATGTATTACAGCAGGGAATCAAGGCTTTGGATAAGATTTTATCGACAACAAAATTAGAATCAGATCCAAAATTCTTTTGATACCTATATAAGATAATATTTTGAAAATAATTTTTTTTAAATTTTTGTCAGAATCTCAGGTAACACAGGTAACATTCTTATGAAACATGCAGAAAACAAGGAAAAAACTGTTACCTCAACTGTTACTTATCCTTTTTTGTTTCAGGTAACAGGTAACACTTCTAGTATCGCGCGCGGAAGTTTTTTGCTATTAATTATAAATTTGAAAAATTGCTCTTATAATGACTGAACTAATAGATATCACACCACAACAAAGAAAATTTTGTGAATTGCTGATATTACACGACGGTGAGTGGACAGCAACCGAGTGTGCCATTGAAGCTGGTTACTCTGAAAAGTCAGCAAGACAGATTGCCAGTCAATTACAAAACAGAGAAAAGTATCCAAAGGTTTACGATTACATTTTGATGTTACGCAATGAGCAACATAAAAAATATCATGTTAATTATAATCGACACATGAGAAGATTAAAAGAGCTCTCCTTATCTGCAGAAGAAAAAGGTAATTACACTGCAGCTGTTAGTGCAGAAATTTCACGTGGAAAGGCAGCAGGTTTGTATGTTGATAGAAAAGAAATTTTAACAGGATCTATTGACAATATGCCTAAACAAGAAGTTGAAAGAAGACTTGAAGAATTAAAAAAACGCTTTCCAAAAGTAGTTGATTCAGTAGCATTAGAAGTAAAAGAAAAGAATGAAAGAAAGAAATCTAAGCCAAAGAATTCTAAAAAACAGTAACATTGTTAAGTGGTCTCGAGTAGAGTCTAAAACATCTCCAGGAATTCCTGATTTACATGGGTTTTTTGCAGATCCAAAAGATCATTTAGGATATACTTTTTGGCTCGAATTAAAGTTAACAAAACATAACAAAGTTGCGATCACTTCTAAACAAATTGCATGGCATTATCACTATTACAAGAATGGTGGTTTATCTTTTATCTGCATTAAGACCCTCTTAGAGAGGGGCGCGCGAATATATACAGGACAAAGGGGCTCGGAGCTTGCTCAAGTGGGCGCGAAACTCGAACCCGACATGATAATTGACGAACCTTGGAACGAAAACCAACTGATCGAGTTTGTAAAATACACTAAAAATACGCCAAGTCCTCGCCAAACCTAATAAATTAACTCCGGGACGCTGGCAGCGCCTGGCCATCCCTTCTCTCCTGTCCCCGTCTGACCAAAAATACGCTAAAAATACGCCATTTTTCTCGCCATTTATTAAATTATTACTCTGGCAGCGCCAGCACCAGGCACTGGCGTGGAACCTGTCTCCTTTTTTCGCAGAAAACGGGCAAATAACAGAAGATCCCACACCTGAAGACGAGCTGGCAGCAGGGCTGCAGCTCAAAAATACGCTGGGTTTTCGCCATTTCGTGTGAGATCCATTAGATTTAAGTGCACCAGGCACACCAGGCAGAGTTCCGTGGATTAATTTCAGGTTTGGACTTGACATTATAACTAGTTATAACTATATATTAAACAGGAGATGAACGCTGGTGGGTAGCTCTCATCTAATTCGGATTGATCTTGGCGAAGCGTGTCCGACATCTCCGCGCAAAGGGCCGGTACCGAATCCGTTTGGAAGTTCCGTGGACGCCGGCCCACAGGGCCGGTCTCGAGACAAAAGTTCAGTGACGCCGGCCCGACACAAAAGGAGTCATTATGAATGAAAGATGTAAAGACGTAGTAGAAGAAAGGTGGAAGGGTCGCCAGAAAGATCTTAAGAACAATGAGTTTGAGCCCTTGGGCTTTGATTACGTTGAACCGGGGACCTGGGACGACCAACTGGAAGGTTATTATAGGTGGCAGTTCTCTTGGGGCGGGCCCAGCGATGAGCTGCGCGCATACGTTAACCTGGACAAAAGCATTCACCGTTTGGAATATTGGTTTCTGGACTGGGGGGATGGAGCGAAGGTAGAAGTGAATAAGGATGAAGAGGCCTGGCAGAGGACTCAAGAGATGATTGAGATGACTAATGGCAATTAAAAAATACGTTAGCAGCCCGCCACCGCGGGCTGTTGTTTTTAGATTTATGCCAGCTGCCTGGTACGCCAGTTCCGCAGCTCACGGAAAATACATTGGATCTTCGCCACACGCAGAAACTCTAATTAGATTTTATGCCAGCAGCTGTTGTCAGGGTTCCGAGAAACGATGATGATGTTTTTCGTGACATTCTTTACTCTGGTTTTGGTTGGTCGCAACCCATTCATTGCATTATTGTTTGCCATCTTATTCGCAACTTTTTTTTACATTAGATCATTTTTCTCTTGAGTTATAACTTATTATAGGTATTGTAGTTACTGTTATAACATTAAACAAAGGAGTACATATGTTAAACGAAAAAGAACGAAGCGATTTAACCAAGATTACTTTGCTTATTGCAAAAGGTATTGGTAAATCTTTGGACACTTTTAGGGAAGATGTTCTGAAAAAAGAACACCCTGAACTTGAGCCATACATGTCAGATCGTAACTTTCGATTGGCTTTAATCCATGCATTTATCTCAGAGATTAAAAACAATGAGGTAGATTGTGAAAACCCAACTTTGTCATTTAAAGAGTTGTTAGAGGTCGGTGTTAACGCAGTTACATCAGCTTTGGGCTGTGAGCCTGTTCAACTTAAAAAAATGAATGAAGATGAGGTTGATAAGATGAAAGCCGAATTCGAAAAGAATCGTAAAACTGTGAACTAAACTTTGTAAGGTGGGCGGTGTACTCTCGCCCACTTTGGTGGCTCTCCCAACATAAGAAACAGAACGGAGGGAATAGACATTAGGGTGCCCCTCGCCACTTAAAAATACTTTAAGCTCTCGCCAAAAACCTTTTCCCTTAATAAATTTTCGGTACACCCTGGCACGCCAGTCCCGAGCTCTTTTGAAAAAATACATTGGTCTTTCGCCAAAAACTTTTTTTCTTATTAGATTTAGTTGCCAGACCCCATTCCGAGTTGCGTGGAAAATGGGGAAAAGTAAAAAATTTCCTAGGTACAATCACACAGCCGACTTGCTACAAGCTCATTCTCGTTCAATTATGAGATACTTTTTTTTCATTATTTTCTTGAATTATAACTTTTTATAAGTAAATTAGTAAATGCATTAATTAGTAATGTAGCCTTAAATGAAAAACTAAAGGAGTTATCAATGGCTAAAAAACTAAATAACTTTGAAACAAAGTTACTTATTGAGTATCGTATGTTTCAAGATATTAAAAACCAAGCGGATAAAAAATGTAAACAATTACAAAAACAAGTTTACGAACTTATCCAAAATAAAAACTTAACTGAAAAAGAAAATTATATTTTTAATCATAACAATAATGTTTTTTCAGTTAGTGAACACACTAGAACTTTAACAGACATGCAACAAGTTAGAGATTTCTTTGTTAAAAAGAAAGTTGATATACCTGTTAAACAATCGACTTATTATTCAATTAAGAATGTTACTAATAACAAAGAACAAGAAAGTTTAATTGAAGAACAGTTAGGGAGGATTGCAAATGCCTAACGATTTAATAAGTCAATTAAGAGAATTAGCTAACACCACAAATCGTGGTGTTACTAACCAAGATCAAAACACTTTCTTATCTAATGCTCAAGATCAACGAATTGATTGGCAATTATTAGCTAACTATTTAGATGGAAAGATATTTGAATTCATAATGCAAAACCAAAACGATCCAAGAATAAAAGATTTTGGAATAGAGTTAGCTAGAGATTTGGCTAACAAATTTGGTATAAATCATTAACATTTTTTTATACAGCAGGTGATACCTTCACCTGCTGTACCTGATGCAGCGAAAAAAATAGTCCTTCAGGTTGTCGCCACATATAGTTGTTTCTTTTACATTTAATACTACATCTAGAGTCCCAAACCAATTCTGTCAGAAAATAGTCCTTTGAAAGCACGCCACCCCCCTCTCCCCCTAGTACATTGTAGACACGACGCTACGTGTAAGTTTTACACAAACAATTTATATGCTATAACATCACGAAAGTGATTAAAGGCAAAGATATAGTTGTTTGGTTTTCTTGCGGTGCAGCTTCTGCAATAGCGGCAAAACTAACTTTAGATAAGTATGGTAAAGATAATAATGTTAGAATAGTTAACAATCCAATAAAAGAAGAACACGAAGATAATTTAAGATTTTTAAAAGATGTAGAAAAATGGATAGGCAAAGAAATAGAATTTGCAACTAATTCTAAATTTCCTAATGCCTCTTGTAAAGAAGTATGGGATTGGAAAAAATTTATGTCTGGCCCAATGGGTGCACCTTGCACAAAAATATTAAAAAAGAATGC